CCTCGCTGAACTTAATAAAACAGTTTCCTCGATAAAGAAGCCTGCACAAGCCCTTAGAAAACTCGCCAACCAGCAGCATGTCTTTGCGACTTCTTATTTTAATAAAAATAAGAGGAAGCTTTTGACTCCTGCTGGGCGGAAAGAGATTCAAAAGGCAATTGCAGGTTCCTACCTTGAAGCGACATTTGCATGGCAACCTTTGCTTGCAGATGTTAAGGATGGTGCCAAAGCTTTGGCTCGCTTACAACGAGAAATTCGTCATGAGCGTTTTAGAGCCTTTGGTACCGCTGAGCAAATCACTAGCTCAGATTCATACCTACACTTCGGTTACGATTTGCCCCGTTCTGATATTGTACTTAAACGGAAGCAAGTTGCAACTGTCGTGTACTATGGAGCCTATCAAGGTATCAGTCCCAACCGTTTGGCTGACAACTCGGCTACTAGGATTGTAGAGCTATCGGGATTCGATCTCGGTAGCTTTATTCCTACAGTCTGGGAAGTCATACCTTACAGTTTCCTTATCGACTATTTTGTCAATATAGGAGACATGCTTGAGGCGGCCAGTACCGACACCTCTATCGTGAAACGAGTCTCGAAGGTTGTCATCAAAGAGTGGGTTTATGAATTAACATTTAAACCCAACTTTGCTGAAACAGCCTCTGAGATTACGTCACGTTATGGCGCTGTTACTGATCTCCAACAAGCAGGACTGCCTGGCAAAGTCGTGCTCAAAAAGCGCGACGTACTACGCACGCCTCTTACCTCGGTACCATTTTTGATGCCGCGATTTGAGGTTCCGAACATTTTTAGCAGACATTCGCTAAATATAGCAGCCCTTGTGGCTGGTGCGCGTCCTCCCCGGCTAACATAAGTTAACCGGGAATTTCACTTTGGAGCCAATATGGCTTATAGCATCTCGTCGCCCCTAACGGGGATGACGCAAACGGGGCTTACAAACCCCACTTACACCCTTGCGCTTGACCGTGCACCGGATGCCAACACAGGCGTTCAGTACGCGGTTACTGCACTTGGGGGTACTCAGACCGGAGTCACTATCCATTCGGTTTCGTCACCGTTTACTTTAACGTTGGTGAGACCGAAAGCGTTCAAAACGCTTGGACATGTGAACCCGATCACCGGTGCACTTCCAAATGTGCCGAAGAACCAGTGGGTTTTCATCGTCCGCAAGGGCGTTGTTCCACTGGCCGGTCAGTCCCCGTCCGTTCTTATCGCACGTCTGACTATCGACGTGCCGGCCGGGTCTGACGTCGCCGATCCGTTGAGCATCCGGGCAGCACTTTCTGCGCTGACCGGGGCTCTGGCGAATACGAGCAATCTCCTGGGCGACAGCCTTACTACTGGCCTAATCTAGGAGTGCTCCGGCGCTCTTCACACAAGGAGTAATCATGCAAGGTATTGCTGAACTTCAAAGTGCCCTTCTAGAAGACCTGCCAAAGAGTGACCATATCATCACTTCCGATATGAGCCTCTCAGCCGTTCATGCTCTATGGCTTAAGAAGTCCATTTTCAAGAAATTTGAAGATGAAACTTCCGTTGACGCTGACTCGAAGTGCCTCTCGTTGTTTAAGCTCTACAACAAGCGGTGCCAAGACTTCAGCGTCAAACCACAGAGCACATTTGAAGAGAAAGTTATCGGGGAGGTTAAAACCCTTCTTGATAACCTATTCTTCAACGGCCCTGACCTGACTGTCGACTTCCCACGAATCTGTGATGGAGTCGATGTTGGGCCAGGTGCAAGTATAGGGAGCCAATCTTACAACTTTTATACAAAGCTGTTTGATGGCCCTCTATCTTGTACATCAGACCTTCTATACCGGGAGTACCGGTATGCTACCAATAGGTTTCCTTCGTGGCTCTCCGCTGAAACAGTTAGAGAGAAACGCTATGGAATCCAGGTAGTAGGTGGGAATCGCCTTAGTTTTGTACCTAAGACGTTCGAAGTGTCGCGAAGTATCTGTACCGAACCTCTTCTTAATATGTTTTTCCAGAAGGGGCTAGGGGCTGTTTTAGAAGATATGCTGCGTCGAAGATTTAGAATAAATCTTTCTTCACAGCCTGTCCTCAACCGCAGCCTGGCGCGTGTTGGAAGTCTTAATGGTGATTTTGCTACCATTGATCTTTCATCAGCGTCAGACAGCATCTCTCGTTCTCTTGTTAGCTTAATCTTTCCGCCTTATTTTGTTAGGCTGATTGATCGCTATCGGAGCCCTAATGTCATCTTCCCAGATGGCACTAGTGACGAGTTATTCATGGTTTCTTCAATGGGAAATGCTTTTACCTTCCCACTGCAGACCATGATCTTCGCTTCCATCGTAACAAGTTGTTATCGTGTACTAGGCATTCAGCCCCAGTATACGCCACAAGGCCCTGAGAATTTTGCAGTGTTCGGTGATGATATAATCGTCCGTAAGGACGCTTATCACTTCGTCGTTCGCTGCCTTTCTCTTTTCGGCTTTGTGGTAAATGAAGAAAAATCATTTAATAACGGCTTCTTTCGTGAATCGTGCGGCGGTGATTTTTATAAAGGCCATGATGTTCGTGGCGTTTATATTAAGTCACTTAAAACACGTGCGAACGTCTACTCTGCAATCAATCGGCTCATCCGCTGGAGTGCGAAGTCTGGGATCTTTATACCAAAGATCGTTAGCCTGCTCATGAGTAGGGTTAAGTTTCTCCCTATCCCATGGTCAGACGGCGATTCTGAAGGTATTAAGGTTCCTAGTCCTCCGCTAAACCTTAAACGGGCAAAGAGTACTGGAGGCATTATATACTGTGCCTACAAAGAACTCCCAAACCTGATTAAAGTTCCAGTAGATGAGTCTAAGGAATGGTTTTACCGTTCTTATGGAAAACGAACTAAAAAGGCTTCGTATAACCCAGACGGTTTACTTATTTCCTTTTGTGGAGGTTACATCAGGAATTCATCGCTTAGTCTTCGTAGTGATACGAAGACTTTTAAGACGGTGAAGCGTGTAACTGCCTCCTGGCGTTACACGGAAAGATCAGACTTTCCTGCGAAAAGCAGCCAAATTCTGATCGACTCCTGGTGTGGGTACCAGTCAACTTTATCGGGTAGTTCTACCCGCCTGAGTTGGCTAAAGTCCGTTAAGCTCGGAAAGTCCGCGCTTTTGGCAGGTCGTGTTGACCTACGCAGTGACTGGGAAGTCATTGCGGAGCTGTATCTTTAGCAAGTACAGCTGTCGAGCTAATATTATTTCTTAGCTCGCCCCTCTCACTTTGATCCGTCGTCGTGACTGTCCATTTTTACAGGGATGGTGAAATTCCGCCCCTAGTCGCAAAAATATGACGTGCATCAAGATTTAGGCCTCGCATGA